ACGCGGCGCACGATCCCATTCCCGATGGGTCATCACATTGTAGGGGATCAGTTCGCGCTTCATGGGAGCCAAGCATCCTTAATGTCTGTCAGCGGCATATATACCACACCTTCATCCGATAGGAAAACGCCGCGCCGCCCTGTGCTAATACCCATCGCAACGCCTGTGTGCCACCTTCTGGCCTTGTTCGTAGCGACTAGCGCCCCCAGTGGCGGAACACCCTCAACACGCCGCCAGCGGGTCGCTATGGCCCCCTCCAACGTAAAAGAGCCATACAGCCTATTCAGTTCGTCCGTGAGTTCCCGCCGTCCGATAATCTTGTCGCCCTGCATGTACTTGCCAATCCACTCATCGGCCCAGCCGTGGCCGTACATGCGGTGCCAAGCCTCGTTGGTGAACGTCAGGCAGTCATGCTTGCCCCACTCAAACGGGCGGTGCCTGATCTCTGCAATGTAGGCATTCAGGCTTTCGCGCGGCCCCATACTGTATCCTTGTCTTGCAGATCAGCGACGAACGAAAAGAACGTATCGCCGGGGTGGCGGGATTGATGGCTTTCGTGGGTGTAGCGCCGGTTTGACGCCTTTTCCAGCACCACCAGCTTACTGTCCACTTCAAGCTGCACGGTGCCAGTCTCGCCGTTGTCTTCAAACGGTATTCTGTTGGCGCGGCCTGTGAAGGTCTCAATCGAGTAGAATGTGCCGTCATCGGCAATTACGCCAAAATAAACGCGCACCTTCCGATTGCGGATTGGCGTTGACAGGCTCAGGCTCAAAACCGTTTCATCCAGCCCGTCCAGCGTAATGGTAATTGACTGGGCCGAAAGATCGTTGACTTCCTGAAAGCCGGAAAAGCCCAGCAAGTTGCCCGCGCCGATGAAGGTGTTGCCGTTGATGATTGCATCGCCGTATCCTGTCCAGAGCCGGATTGGCCCTGCGTCCAGATCAAGTTCTGCTGCATAAAAAGGCCGGACTTCTTCGGCAAGCAGAGCATTGGCAAAATCTATGCTTAACCCTCTTGGCATTAGATCGCCTCCATCGCGCCAAAGGTGATGCCGTAAATGCTGGCCTCATTGATTGACCAAGCCTGCTCGTTCGATGACAGGCGGAACCGCCCGACCGCATTGTTGACCGTCACAGAACCGCTGCGCTCACTTCTGAGGTAAGGCCAGACTTCCAAAGTGGTTTCGCCCGTCGCGTCAGTGTTGGCAGTGTCCAGAACCTTGTGCAGCGTCGCTGTGGCCGCGCTACCGATCTGGATGTAGTCACCGGGCAGAAGCCAGCCGTTTTTGTTGGCCGATGCGCCCGTTATCGTGATAGAGCCTCCGCTTTGGTCCGTGACGATGGGCGTGCCGGGAAACGTGCCAGCGGAGCCGCGAGGCGCTGGTGCGCTTGGATCGCCAAGCAGGAAATCCTTGGCGCGTCCCCGTAGGGAAATCAGCCACGCAACCCATGCCTCGGCATCGGCCCGGTTCATCGGTGGCAGTTCAATGTCAGCCTGCCACATCTGACCAGCATATTCATACGCCGTGCTTTGGAACGTGAAGGGCGACTGGTTGAGCGACGTGGCACTTACGGCCCGCAATTCAATGTTGCGCGGCCCGCTGACAGAAGGCAAAGCGCGAGGGTAAGTAATCATGCAAATGCCCTTCCGTAGCTGCCACCGCGCCGCTTGGCGTCAACAACAGCCGACTTCGCGCTTTCCGCGATCTGCGGCATAAGCGACTTGATCTCAGTCCGCACAGTTTGTTGTACGCCTGTGCTGACGTTGATGGTCTGGTTCACCACCACACCGCCCGCGCTCTGCCCCTTAGTGTGATCCACAACTGTCTCACGCGGGTGCATCATCGCCATAAAGCCGCCCTTGCCGTCCAAGCCGCCAACACGAGCGCCGTTGCCTGTGTAGCCGCCGCCTGCAAAGCTGGGGCGAGCAACTGGCCGAACATTTCCTGTTCCAAGCGGCATGGCAGGGCCGGAAACTTGGTTGGCGTTGAAGAAGCCGCCAATCGCGTTCCCAATAAACCCCGTGATCTGCTTAACCACGAACATTTCGAACAACTGCGATATAATGCTGCGCGCCATGTCGCGGAACGCATCCTTGGCGCTCTTAGTGCCTTCAACCATAGACATAAAAGCGCTGCCCATGCTGTTTTCGATGGTCTTCCCGACCGACTGCATTTTCTCTTGGAGCGGGCTAAGAGATTGCCCAACATCAGAAACATCTTGCAATTTTCCAGACAATCCACCAGCCGCAGAAGATGCGCCCGACAAACCGCTAGTTAAATCAGTGATCGTATTTTTAGCGTTTTCAAGTTCCTTATTGTCGCTTTCAATCGTAATGGCTGGAAGCGTCGTCCTACCGCTGGTAACTTCACCCGCAACAGTATTTTGCGCCGCCTCTGCTTCTGCAATAAGTTCTTGCGCCTTAGCAATCCTTGCATTTGCCGCATCTATTTGACGCTGAACAAGCCCAGACTGTGCGCCCGGTCGCATCCCCGACATCGCTGCTTCATTTAAGGCAATTTGTGCTTTCGCTGCGGATATTGTGGCTTGGGCTTGCTTTTTTAGGTCATTGGCAAGATTTATCGCGCCCGCTGCCGCTTCTGGCGAAGAAGTCTTGCTAAATGTTCCCAGCGCCTCATTCAAAGCAATTTGAGTTTCCTTCGCTGCATCAAGGTGCGGGGTTGCTGTCTTTATTTTATTGCCAATCAGCACAATGCCAGCGGCGACCGTCCCGACTACAGCGGCAATCGCAATCATGGGCAAGCTAACCGCAGCAAGAGCAGCAGAAAACGTGCCAAGCACAATAACCGCTGGACCGATTGCCGCTGCCAACGCGCCAACGCTCGCAATGATGGTTTTCATTCGCGGAGATAGGTTGTTAAACTTTTCGCCCCATTCGGCGATCTTGACGGCTATGGCCTCAAGCGTAGGCGCAAGGGCGACGGTAAGTTGATTCGCCAACCCGCGTGTGACAAGGCCAATAGCGCTGATTGCATCATTGGCTTTTTCAATCTTGTCTGTTTCAACCTCGGAAACAGTAACACCGAACCGCTTCAGAACCCTCTCGGCTTCGTCAATCTGCGAAGCGTCCAGCCGGGTCATGGCGATGCCTACGCGGTCGCCAAAGATTTGCGAGGATAGACCCGCCTGTTCAGCCGCCGGGATCAAGTCTTGGATGCGCTCTTGGATCAGCCTGATACGATCATCAGCGTCTAAGTTTTCAAAATCAGCCGCCGTTAATTTTAACCGCTCCAGCGCATCAACCGCAGGCCCGGTGCCTTGCTCGGCCAAAGAGATGCGCCGCGTCATCCGTGTCAGCGCGCCCTCAAGATCACCTTGTGAAATGCCAGCCGTATCAGCCGCGCGTGCCAAAACTTGCAGGCTTTCCGTGGTTGTTCCCAAGGATTGCGCCATTTTGCCTTGCGCGTCGATGGTCTGCAAAGACGACCGAACTGCCACAGCACCCATTGCCACAAGCGGCGCGGTGACGCGGGTTGACATGGTGCGGCCAACGCTTCGTAACTTGCGGCTGGCCTTGTCCATGTTGCGCTGAAAGCCGTTCATCTGGGCTTGTGCGCGCTTAATCCCTTTTCCAAACGCCGCGCTGTCAAGGGACAGCATCGCTCTCAGTGCGCCAATTTCAACGGCCATGATGTTGCCCCTTTTCCATGTCGGCTTGCAGCTTTACCTGTCGCTGAATAGCCTTGATTTCATCTGCCACATCAGGATCAAGCCGCTTGGTTTCATCCTCGCCCGGCATTTCGGGCATGTCGTTCGGCTGGTGATATGCAAACTTCGCATACTGTGCATTTTGCCACGAAACCCTCGCATCACGCAATCCCGATGCTTCAATCACCATTGCCATCTCGCGCAGAGTGTAATCCGGGAATGAAACAGGGTCTTGCCCGGACGCCACCCAATCTTTGAACAGGGCGGGCCAGTCTATTTCGACCGGCTCGCCCCCTTCCGGTTTTTTGCAGCGCCTTCCTTTGCGTCTGGAAACGCCGCCTCGACAATTTTACCAAGCAACTCAGCCGCTTTTTCATCGCCAAGATTGTCAATGACGTCTTCTGCCGCATCGTCGCTCGCCCCAGCGCCATCGTTCATGCTCTCAGCCAAAATGACTGTCAGGGCATTGATCGAATAGTCGCTTTCAAGGCTTGTCATTAGCGCCATGAAGCCGCACTCAAGACGCCCCTCAATCGCGCGCTTGGCGCGGGTCTTGAGGCGAAATGTGTGCGGCTCCCCTGCGATCTCTTTTGTGACGCCGCTAATCATTAAGCAGCCGCCGTGAAGGTGTAGCTACCAGTGCGGTGGATGGTGCAGGTCACTTCCGTGATGCCTTCAACCGTGGTTTCAGCCGCGCCGACAGTCAGGAACCCATCATATTCGTAGATCGCACCAGTAGTGGTGTTGTCCTCGGTTGCAAGCGTGTGCTTCCACTGTGCGGTGGTTCCAGCCGATGCAAGCGTGTAAAGCGCCTGATAATCTGCACTGTTAAAGTTAAAGACAAACTCCACGTCCTGCGGATCGCCAAGACCGGGCGTGTATTCCCGTGTTCGGTTGGGCGACTGCATATGCGTGCGATCCACCTTTTCAAGCGAATTGCTGGGCAAGCCACCCGATTTGAACTCAGCTACTGCCGTGAACGTCGATCCGTCATCGGTCGAAAATTCTAGCGTCCCGCCGTAGCCAATAGTGCTGACAGATTGAGCCATGATTGGCCTCCTTTCATTTGGGCCTTCGCCCGGTTATTCCCGATACGAAATCGAGAAGGTCAACGAAACGCGCTGCAAAAGTTCCGCGTCGTCTGTAAAGCCATCCCGAACAGCCGTCAGGAAAGCCCCCATGATTGGCCCGCCACGATAGCCAGCCAGTTCATTTTTTATAGCACGACTTGCCGAAATTGTCTCGGCATAGGTTGCGCCGTAGCAGTCAATCTGCACGCTGCTTGTCATCGTGCCAGCGCCTGCCATTGAATGATCTTGAACGCCACTGGTGCGAAACATCACAGCGCGCGGCGTGCTGGTCCCACTGCCAAGCGTCCCCCAAGCAATCGGGAAACTGACCGCGTTAGACAGAAGGCTATACAGATGCTCTTCCATTACTTCGCCGCCCTTTTCGCCCGCCGCGCCTGCGTCTTGCTGATCTCATCCCAAAGCCGATCGCCCATGCCTTTCAGCAAGCGTCCCTTGTGCATATCCCAAGACGGCTGAAGCATCGGTGTAGGCGATACACTGCCTCTAAACGCACCGTTCTTGGTGTAGCGCGGGCCTGTGCCAAACTCTATCAGATGCGCGTGCGGCACGCCGTTTGTGCCGCCCTCGGCACCGACAAACATATCAATCACATCTCGGTCGCGTGACTTGGCACTATCTGAAAGCTGGCTTGCTTGAATGCGCGACGTAACCTTAAACGCATCATCATCCGCGCCCGGCCAAAACGCATTGGCCATTTGTGCAATCGGCTTGAGTTCTTTTTTTAGAACCCGGCGCGCAACGCCCTTGGATGTACCGCGCGGCAACTCTGCCAGCGCGCGCTCAATCTCTTTGAAGCCTGTCATTTTAAGGTTCATGCTCATGACATCGGCCCCTCGACAACAATATACACCCACGCTTTGTCGGTGATTGCGTCTACCTCGCGGATGTTCCAAGCGGTGCCACGTCGCAAATCGCGCAGCCTGTAATCTTCATTAACCGCCCGCGTCTTGGTGCTGGATCGAACCTTTAGCTTGTAACCCTTACGCCCGGCCTCGCGCGCCGCCTGCACGCTCTCGTCACCCTTGCCATAAAGCCACTGAGCATTGCAGACGTGCGTTTCTGTCCACGCCTCTGTAGTGCCACCAAACGCATCAGTGCCGCCGCTTGGCTGGTCAAAAGCCACGCGCTCGGTCATTGCCCCTGCGCCTATGTTGCGAACCCTAGCCATACCAAGCATTCCTGTGCATATTCAGCAGGCTCTCAAAGCCAAACGGAATGTTTGACAATTCATCCATGCCAGACTGCTCGCGATTGTCATACCAATGGCCGACCAGAAGCATCAGCGCATGGCGGATCGTGTCAGGCACATCGTCAACTGTATCGCCGTAGCCGATAGTGTATTCGATCTTAATAGCGTCTTGCCGATCTTGCGTTTCGGGCCAAGACTCTCCGTCTTTCGGCTGGATAGTCGTATATGTAGCAGTCCCAAAAATTTCGTAGTTGTTCACGTCATCGTCTTGCAGCGTGCCACTAAGATCGTAATAGCGAACCGCGTTCAAAACCTGAAACGGACCAAGGATTAGCTTCACTGTCCCGGTGGTATTGCTGTCCAGCCATTGCGCCCACTTTTGCGAAATCATCGCCTGCCCCAGCGCGCCTTGCACATCCGTAAAGGCAACCGCCACGGCAATCAGCCGCTCCAGCAAGGCATCGTCGTCATCATGATCAACGCGCAACTGCGCCTTCACCTCCGACAGCGTAATCGGGGTGATGGCTGGCGCTTCCACCAGTTCAAGCGCGTGATGACACGCTAAAGTCTGGTTTTGCCCATGCTGGTTTTGCCCATGCTGGTTGCCGTGGACCATTTACTCAGCCCTCGTCAGGAATGGCCTTGCGACCGCGATTTTTCTTGACCGCTTTTTCAATACGCTGCTCTTGAACAGGCTCGGCCCGTCCATTCTTAACAAGGAACAACGCCTCGTCTTCGCTGCATTCAATCACTTCACCCGCCTTTTGCGAAAAGGTGGGGCTTGCGCGTGATCTCAAAAGTTTAACCTTGGGCATGTTCAGCCTCCTTATCAGCTTAGTGAGTGGGGCAGCGAACCGCCCCACCTATAAACTGACTTAGCCGTGCGTGATCTTTTTGATCGCTGCATTGTCCAGCATTGCCGAGTCAACGCGGGCAAAGCCCACGAAGGCAACCTGATCAGCCTCAGCGTACCGCTCATCAAGACGCTTGATGTCAATCGGGCGCGCGCGGCGAACAATAAACTTCTGCATGTCGCCATACAGAACCGAATCGTTTGTGGTGCCGATGTCCGCCATCGCTTGGTTGACCACATAAGTCTCGCCAAGGATGGTGGCCGCTGCGCCTGTCTGCACGCTGGCGGGTTGCCAGATGTAGTTGCCCTCGTTGTCCTTCAGCTTGCGAAGCGCCTGCAAGGTGCTGTCATTAAACATGAATGACGTGGTGGGTGCGCTGCGGTAAGCAGGATCGACCGAGTGCTGAAGGTCAATCAGATCATCAAACGAGATTGCCGAAGGATCGGCGGTAACGCCTGCGCCTGCACTTGTCACGATGCCGGTTGGCTCGCTGGAACCGCTGCCAGTGGTCAACGATGCGCCAATGCCACGACCGAAACGCTCGGCCATCAGGCTGCGAAGTTCGGCCTCAAGGTTGATCGCCGTGTCTTGCAGCAGTTCGTTCGACACCTTGATCAGGCCCGAAGTGAACTTGAAGGCACCCAGCGTGATCTGACCAAACGTCGCGTCATCCTCAGATGCAGCGGTGTTTTCAGCCAACAGAACGGCGGTGTTACCCGTATCGTTCGTGGTTGGCATGGTCAGCGGGTTGCCTGCCGAGGTGACAAGCTGGCGCGTGATGTTCTCATCAAACAGCGGCGAATAGGCCACCATCGACTTGATCAGTTCCGGGATCAGTTCCTGCGGAACAGTGAAGCCACCTTCGGAGTTGGTGCCAGCCGATTGTGCGCGATGCTCACGCAGCGCTTCACGCGCCTCGCGGGGCAGGTCGCCAAAGCCGTGGCGCAGATACTCATTGAAAGCACCACGATAGTCGATCTCGTCATTGACGTTGATCTCACGGCTTTCTTTGGCTTCCATCGGAGCGGCGGTGCGCTCGTTGATGGCTTCCAGCTTGCGCTGTGCGTCGTCCAGCTTTTCCATGCGCTCGACACGTTCGGCGATCTTGTCGTGATCGGCCATCATGGCGTCAAATTCACGCTCAATTTCACCAGCACGCTCTTCGGGAGTTTCGTCGGTCACTTCCGACAGCTTGGCGCGGGCCTCGGTGGCGATGTTCGCCATCTTCTCCCGCAGGTCTTTTACTTCAGCCATTGTAGGGCCTCCATCTAAGGGATTTGGTCTGCCATCACGGCGATCAATCCAAGCGCTTGCCCAAGGCGCGGGATTAGGGCGAACAGCGGGAGACCGCTGCTATTCCACTAAGCGGGCCTTCATCCTTACACGTCGCGCCGCTTGGCTTTTCTGCTGTGCCTGACGATGCGCTTCAAGCGACCGCAGGCCAATTTCTGTGCCTTCATAGGCAGGGGTTGTGACGACCGAAACATCGAACAGGCGCAAGTCTTGGATCGTGCGCTTAGGCATGTCGCCTGTGTCGTCCCATTCTTGACGCTCTGGCATGAACGCAAAACTCATCTTGTCCAGATCGCCGCGTTGCATTTTAGGAATGATGGAGCGAACGTCCGGGTCGTTGCGATCAAGTTCGGTTTCCATGTAAAGGCCGCGCTCGTCTTCGGACAGGCGAAGCGTGCCTGACCGCGTGCGTGCCAATGGCAAGCCGTCGTGGTTGACCAAGAACACAACATCGTCATTGCGTTCAATCGCTTTGGTGAATGCGCCGCGCGCGATGGTTTCGCGGAATAGACCAGCGATGCTAGTTTCCTCGTCAAAGACCGCAGCGTATCCAGACACGCGAACGGTCTCGCTTTCATCGTCTTCGCGCACCTGAACGTCTTGCATCAAGGTGCGGATTTCTTTGTCTGCCATATCACGGGCCTCCATAGGTTGTGGCGATAATACCACAATAGAGCGGCCCTCGTCCACTGGTGCTGCTGGTTCAAATAAAAGCGGCTCAAAATCGTTCTCGTCAAGCCACTCGCGAGCCTGATCTTCTGTAAAGTTTTCAACCTTGAAGCGGATGCTTTGAACCTCTGCCTCACCGTCTAGGACACCATAGATGAAGTCTACGCCCGTGCCGCCTTCGTTATTGCGGCGGCTGAAGCTGTCAAACTGGTCAGGATCAGCAATGCGCGCGGCGTGTTCGCCGGGATAAGGACGCGTTTCGGCGCGTTCATCGTCTTCTTGGTCCATGATGCGATTGGCCCAAGCCTGACCTGCATCACCGCCCCAAAGTGCCCAAGCGATGCGTCCATTGCTAGGATAGCCATCCTCGCCGGGGCTGAATCCTTCTGCTTCTTTGTCAACTTCGTGGCGCGCAAAATAGCTAGACATACGCCCAACAGTTTCCATGCTTAGATTTTCACCGTTTGAAATGTCACGCGCACGGGCAATTCCGACCTCTGTGCCGCCACGTCCGTATTCGCGCCGCCAATCAAGGCCGCGCTGGGCTTCTTCGCGCATTGCTTCATTCGGTGTCGGCATCAGAAGCCCCCATCTGCACGGTGATCGGCACTGTCGCGCCTTGCACCATCAGGCTATCGCCACCCTCAAGCGGCCCCTCGTCTTCAAGCGCGCGCACCTCGTTCGGCGTGCGGATCGCGTTCTGGATCGCGGTGGCGTGTGCTTCCATCCGGGTCTTGACATCGCCGCGCAGCAAGCCGTCCAGTTCGATCTTAACCTCAACATCGGCCTGACGCCCGAATAGCTTGAAAGTCAATTCCTGCTCAAACTGGCGAACCCACCGCGAAAGCGTGTGCTTGACGAAGTGAAGGTCTTGCTGCTCGGTGTTTGAAAACGTGCCGTGCGTCAGGTCTTGCAGGAAGGTCGGCGGCAAGCTGTAAATCCGGGCGATCTCTTCAACAAGGAACCGCTTGATCTCGACAAGCTGCATTTGTTCCGGGTTAAAGCCGACCGACTTTAGTTCGTGGCCAAGAGGCAGCGCCATAATCGGGCGACCGTCACGGGCCAGCTTGGCAGTTGTCCGCGCCACGTCATCCGACGCGCGCGATGCCGCCGCACCTGACTGGAACGGGCCTTGTAGGACCGCAGGCGGGATGCCACCAGATTGAAACGCTTTGCTGCCGTATTTTGTGGCCGCAATGGCCAGCCCCACAATGTCGCGGTTGGTATTGATCGGGCCGTAATGGCTGACAAAATCCCGGTGGCGCATAAACGCAATGTCAATCACGTCTTCGTAGCTGTATGCCTTGCCCGATTTTTCGTGGACATACTGCACCACTTTGCGCGCGGTGCTGAAGTCAGGGATTTCCCGCACCTTCATTTCGCGCGGGTCAACCGGGATTATGTTGATAATCTGATTTGCGCCGTTGCGTTCGATGACGCTATAGCTGCGCCCGTAGGTAAAGACCTGATCAAAGCTATACTTGCGCCACTCAAAGCTGCTTTCGTAGTCGCTTGGCGCGAAGTTCAACATCCGCTCAATCTCAGGCCGGGCCTTGCTGCCATCAGCGCGGGAATAAACGTGGATCGGCAGCTTGGCGATCGTGCTGGACAGGAAATTAACCGCATCCCAAATCGCAGACACCGTCAACGCAGAATCCTCGTTGACGCGAACGCCAGAAGAGGATGTGCCGCCCCAATCGAACAGAGATGCCGCCGAAAGTGGCACGTTCGGGTCTTCTAAGTTGCGAGTCTCGCCCCGCTTCAGAAAGTCAAAAACGCCCATAAAGCCGCCAAATTTGCAAATTCCACTGCATCATATGCGATAATTTGCAAAGTTTCAAGGCAACCACCCCTCCAATCGAAAATCAGTATCATCCCAAGGGGAAGGCGGCACGCTTGTATCCTCATGGGAAGC